CATTACAAGATTGGGGAGCAGATGCAGTTCGTGTTGGTATCGGTGGTGGTTCATTGTGTACCACTCGTATCAAGACGGGATTCGGTGTTCCAAATGTAACGTCACTTCAAGATTGTGCTCGTCAACTATTCGTTCCAGTTCTTGCCTGCGGTGGAATCAGAAATAGTGGTGATATTGCAAAGGCACTTGGTCTTGGAGCAAGTTCGGTGATTCTCGGGTCATTGATTGCAGGAACCAAGGAAGCACCAGGCGCTATAATTGAAAAGTCAACTGGACTATATAAGCGGTATCGCGGAGCCGCCTCGTTGGAAACCAAGAGTGTCCACGGTCAAGCAAAACGGAATGTGGAAGGAGAATCAACTATCGTACCTTTTAAGGGAAAGGTAAAGTTCGTCGTGGATGGACTTACGGATGGATTACGGTCAGCACTATCCTACGCAGGTGCACGGAATCTTGAAGAGTTTATCCCAGAATATGTGGTCGTCACCAACGCAGGTATGGCGGAGGCAAAACCACACTTACTATAACCGGAGGAAATATGAGAAAGATTTCTATTATCTCATTTATGTTGGTTGCAGTACTTGGGTTTAAATCAGTAAAAGTAATATATGTACCAAATGGAAGTGTAATGTCGGAACCCACACCAATTGAGCAGTTTATGGCACGTATTGCGGCAATTGAAACGCCGGGTGGTGGGTACCACACAGTAAATAAATATGGAATGATGGGACGGTATCAGTTTAGTCCTACAACTATAGAAGTAGTAGGTATCAGAGCAACCAGACAACAGTTTTTACGGAATCGGGAGTTACAGGACACCGCAATGGTTCGTCTTATGGAGTTGAACGAACAGGAATTGTCTGGATATATTGAACGGTATGACGGTCGTACTGTTAAAGGAGTAAAGGTCACCCGTGCCGGAATTCTTGCAGGAGCACATTTTGCTGGTGCAAGTGGTGTTAAACAATTTTTAACAAATGACAATCATACGGGAACGGTAGATGGATTTGGTACATCTCTCCGTAAGTATATGTCTTATTTCAGTAATTTTAATTTACCCCCAATTAGAGGATAAAATGTTAGTATTTTTGGTAATATTATTGTCAGTTCTTTCTGGTGCGTTAGGATATGGATGTTGGAACCTACTAAAGAAAAATGAAGAACTAGAACAGGCAATAAATATGTTTTATGCTCGTACCAATGCAACGGTACGATATATGAGATTCCTTGATGAACGTCAAATGTTTGAAAAGGATGACGAAGTAGGAGAAGTATTCAAATTATTAGTTGAAACCGTAGATAAACTTTACGGTTTTGTTACGGAGATTCGTGATGGTGACACAACAGAGGAAGAAAAACAATAAAGTTTATTTTACAGAAGAGACTGAACAAGCTATTATTAAATACAACAAGTCGCTTGATGCAGACGAACGAGAGCAATTATTTAGAGAAAAAATATACGGACCTATTGATAAATTAGCAGAAAATGTTATCAATCGGTTTAAATTTCCATATATGGAGGGTACCTTCGATGAGGTCAAAGCGCAGGTAGTCTCCTTTCTTGTTATCAATCTTCATAAATTTACAGAAGATAAGGGTAAGGCGTTCTCGTACTTCAGCGTAATTGCAAAAAATTATCTTATACTACACAATAATAACTCGTACAAAGAAGAAAAGCGTGTATTATATTTTTCGGACCAAACAGAAGATTCATTTACTTTAGAAGAAATGTTAATTGTGGAGCCGGAAACACGGGATTCTACGGTAGACATGCGAGAATTTTTAAAGTTGTTGGTTGAGTACTGGGAGTTTAATCTTGAACGATTTTTTAAAAAGAAACGCGACCGTGAAATAGCAGCAGCAATAATAAAATTACTAGAAAGAATTGACAATATTGATAATTTCAACAAAAAAGCCCTGTATTTAATGGTTCGGGAAATGACTAATTATAAAACTGCCCATATCACAAAAGTTATCAACAAGATGCGTCCCCAAATTTTGAAGATGCTCGGAGAATTCAGACGGTACGGACATTTATCAGACCCTACAATGTATTTCCAGTATAAAAAATAAATCCTATCTATTTATAGTATAGGATTTTAGGAGGTATTATGGATATCAATTCCGAACTGTACGATGGGAAGAGTCTGGCCGACATTTTCTCAGAAATACACAAAAATACAGATAGTAAACGAGCACAAATCAACTCGTTTATAATGAAAATGGTCCAACTCATCCGTACTCCAGAAGACGCGGCTGTGATTGGACCTATTGTGCAAGGATTCTTGGAAGTGAACGTCAAAAACGACGAACACTTGGTCCGTGTTGCTCAAATTGCACAGCGTATAGTGTCAGTTGGTGTTAAATCTAACACTTCAATAGATGGATTGTTATCTGAATCAGAAAAAGAGGCATTACTGAGAGATATTAAAGTAGAAATTGAAGACCTCCAAGAAGAAGTAAAAGACTTAGACGATGTATTTGCGGAGAAATAAGTGACAATTACTGCATATGGGTTTGATATAAACCAAATAGGTACATCAGATTACTCAAGAGTCGCAACACGGCAACCTACTGGTACAAAAACTGGATTAGTAGTAGATATTATTGTTAATAATCAGCACGAGGAATACAATAAAGTCACTGGCGAAAACTATGGATACGCAAAAATAAAAATTTTACCATATGATGAAGGAAGTGGTAATATTGCACTAAATTGGATTCCCCCAAAAGATTTAAATATACTACAACTACCATTAATAGGAGAAGAAGTAGTTGTAGAGTTCTTAGGTGATGGACTAGTGTACTCTAGACCATTTAATAGACAACATAGTATAGGCAGTAATATATCACCTATAACAACTGCAGCATTTAGTTACGACCCAAATAAACAAAATACACCAGAAACAGATGCAGAATTAGAATTGGCTGGTGTTAGAAGAATTGATGATTCATTGCCCACAAAAAGTAGTAAGTTTATACCGAGAGTACAGCCAGTTAGTCCCGAAGAAGGTGATTTAATTATCCAAGGTAGATTTGGAAATGTAATAAGATTTGGTTCTAGTAGATTTATAGATGGTAACTCGTATCCATCACCCAACATACTTTTATCGGTTGGGATATCATCGGATTTGTCCACGCCAACTTCAACAGGAACAGAAACCACGCCCCAATCGCTGGTGTATGAAGATGTTGTAACAAACGCAGCAAGTATTTGGTTAGTGACCGACCAACTAGTACCGTTTCAACCCGCAACACTGAGAACACAAGCATCCAATAAAGCACATTTGAGAGACTCTCAGATAACACGAGGTAAGTATTATTACCAAGGTCCGCAGGTATTTATTGATTCCGACAGAGTGGTGATTAATAGTAAAAAGTCAGAAGTACAATTATTTGCCAAATCTGAGATAAATTTAAGTGCATTAGAAACGATTACTATTGCGTCAGAACGGTCTGTAAGTATATCGTCAAACGTAGACATCAAATTAAACGCATTACAGGAATCGTTTATTCGGGCAGAAACAAATATTGGTATAGTGGCCACAAAAGGCGATATATCAATTAATGCATTAAATGGAAATAACGTAATTTCAGGAAAACGGATATTTATAGGTTCGGCAGGTGACCCCACAGAACCAATCGTGTTGGGTGGTAGTCTGTCTTTATTTTTACAACAGTTGTTAGCAGTACTACAATTATTACCAACAGTTTATGTGCCGCAACCAAGTCCAACGGCAGTAGCAGCAGCAACTCAGATAACAACAACGTTGAGTCAATTATTTGCAGATGTAAGTAGGTTACAAGCAGCGTCATTTAATAGTACCAGTAATTTTACTGCTAAAGTAAATCAATCTACTGAACAAAATAACCTATGAAAATACCTACAAATTTATTACCTATAAATACAAATCAAATAAATCAACTTACCGGGGAAATAGAGAATACGATATCTACAGTTAGTTCTATAAATACCGACCGTATAGACAGCTTTAAAAATAGATTATCAACTTCAGTACCCTCAATATCCGCAGTAACCGCAAGTTTTACAAATTTATCCAGTGACCTTAAACAAAAATACGCTGAATTGGAAATAGCGCTACCAGATAGATTATTTCAGGGAACAGATGAACAGATACAGGCTAAATTACAACAGGCAGTAAATATATATGTAAATGGCCTACCACCCATCCCAGAAATTCCTACGGTTAGTTCTCTTTTACCTACGTTACCTAGGTTAGCCGTACCAAGATTATCATACGGACAAATAAAAGATTTTATAGAACGTAAAAAAGAAGAAATTAGGAGAGTACGACAAGAAGCATTTATAAAGTCACAGGAAGCTTTATTAGAAGAAACTAAAAATGCGTTTGCTTTTAGAGACAACACCAGAAGTGTGACGACAAAGTTGTCTACAATAATAAGAAAAGCACAAACATAGAGAGGATTATATGGACAAAGCATTATTCAAGGCATATATTAGAGAGTTAGTGAAAGAAATGGTAGAAGAAGAGGTAGGTAAAGTCTTACCGAAACTTTTACAAGAGGCGGTAGGCGAAATCAAGTCTCTACAAGAGACAACAAATACACCTCAGCCAATTAAATCAAAGTTTTCACGGTCACAATTAGCAGAACTGATGGGACTTGAACGACATGGTGATACTATAACTGCAACAACAAAAAACGTAGTTATGCCTACACCACCGGGGATAACAGAAGACAATCCTGCATTACAAGCCATAAATAAAGACTATTCTCAAATGATGAAAAAGATGGGATTGTCTAAATAAAAATGCCTGTATTTTCTAAGAAGTTTATCGGTGTTACTTTACCAATAAGACTGGGACAAACTGGAATGTTTGAACAGTCGTTGACTGTTATTGAACAAACTAGGTCAAATGTTAAGAATTTAATTTTAACTAAAAAGGGTGAAAGATTACCACCATCACAAAATCTTGGATGTGATATATGGAAAATAATTTTTGAACCACTAACACCAGAAATTTTTGAACAGGCCAGAAATAGTGTTGTGGAAGCATTTAGAGAATTTTTACCATATTTGGAATTGGTAGATTTTAATGTAGAACAACAACTACCAGATGAAAATCTAATTAGTATACAAATCGTTTACAGATTTTTAAATAATCCTAATGTAATTGATTCCGTAATAATTACGAATATAAATAATTTAGGGACTCAGTTGACTACGTTAGAGTCATCAGGTTCAATAACTACGCGACAAAAAAACGTAAGAGGTAGTGTCAGAGGAGTGGCACCAATGCCACCGAGTAGTTTAGGGTAATAAATTTAATTGGAGTAATAGATGTCATCAACCCAACCGATAAATACACAACCACAACCAAATGTACGGCAAATAAATTACATTGCCAAAACATTTACCGATTTTAGACAAAATCTTATAGAATTTACGAAATCATATTATCCAAATACCTATGCAGATTTTAATGAATCATCACCAGGTATGATGTTTATTGAAATGGCTGCGTATGTCGGTGATGTGCTGTCATTTTATATTGATAATCAATACAAAGAAAATTTACTCGCTTACGCAGAACAACCAGAAAATATCATAACCATTTCCCAGTTTCTAGGATACAAGCCAAAACTTACATCTCCCGCAACTACCATAGCAACTATATATCAACGTGTTCCTTCAATAATTACAACATCGGGTACATATATTCCTGATACCAAATATTTGTTAAAGATTCGTGCAGGAAGTACGTTTTCCTCTGACTCTCCATCGGTAATATTTAAATTAGTAGAAGATTTGGATTTTACAAAACTTACGAGTTCAGAATATATTATATCTCAAACTGACGGTGGTGGTAATGTTACAGAATTCGTGGTAAGTAAACAAGCACAGTTGGTTGCTAGCTTACCAAAAACTCTAACATTCAGTTTTGGAACGGCACAAAGGTTTAACACTATAGTATTACCAGATGAAAACGTAATAGGTGTTGACAGTGTAACAGATAGTAATGGTAATAAGTGGTATGAAGTTGATTATCTTGCACAAGATGTTGTAATGGACGATGCGGCAGTTGTTTCAAATAATGAAAGTGGTGAACTACCATCTGCACGTTTACGTCTGAAGAAAGTGCCAAGACGATTTGTCACTAGAATAACTAGAGATTTTAAGGTAGAGTTAATGTTTGGGTCTGGAACTGGCAACGAAGCTGAAGTTGATGAAATACTTGATTCAAGACAAATTGCTAATTCTCAATACGGTAATGTTACACAAAACATACTAGGAAATGTTGCAGTAAATAATGTGAACTTCTTAAATTCTAACGCATATGGAATTGCGCCGGCAAATACTACACTAACAGTAAACTACTCTGTCGGTGGCGGAATTGAAAGTAACGTACCATCAAATAGAATTAATAAGGTAAATAATATAATAACATATAATGATACGTCGGCATATGCAGCAAGTGAACTCGGTGCGTTTGATACGGCGTTGTCAAGTATATCAGTAATAAATAATTTTCCGGCCCTCGGTGGTTCAGACAGCGAACCATTAGACGAAATAAAACAAAATGCACTTGCATATTTTAATGCACAAAATCGTGTAGTTACAGTAGAAGATTATGCTGTACGTACTTACGCATTACCCGCAAAATATGGAAGAGTATCAAAAGCCTACGCAGTTAGAGATGAACAAATAAGCGTAATTCAATCAATCAATAATCCGTTATATGTTAACAATCCAGTCAGACCAAACGCAATAAACATATACACTCTTGGATATGATACCACTGGAAAATTAACAACATTAAATACTATAACAAAAAATAATTTAGCAAAGTACCTAGAACAATATAGAATGTTAACAGATGACATTAATATACTAGATGCATTTATAATTAACATCGGTGTAAATTTTAATGTTGCCGTACTACCCAATTATAACATTTATGAAGTACTAACAAGATGTATAGGAACAATATCTGATTTTTTCAATATTCAAAAGTGGAATATTGGTCAACCTATAATATTGTCTGATTTAACTGCAAAAATAAACATGGTAGACGGTGTACGTATTGTAAGAAACTTAGAAATATTTAACAAGTACCAATTTAAAGATGGCGCAAACTATCAAAATTATAGGTATTCAATACAAGATGCAACCGTAGATGGTGTTATTTACCCAAGTCTTGACCCAAGTATTTTTGAGTTAAAATATCCACAAACTGATATAATAGGAAACGCATCCCAATGAAAAAATTTCTTACGGCGAGTAAAGACGCTACTATATACAGGGCATATCCTAATAGTAATGCGGGGTTGGATGAAATACTAGAGATAGGTAAACTAATAAATGCAAATGTAAATGTTACCAGTTCAACTGCATATGCAAGTGGGTCCGCACGGTCGTTACTATATTTTGATTTACCAACAACAGCAAGTGTTTCACCAACAGCAAATTATTTTTTGAATTTACGTATAGCAAATGCGTCAAACGTAATAAGAAACCAAGAAGTATTGGTGTATCCGGTATCTCGTTCTTGGGTAGAAGGTAGTGGATATCTATATCAAAATGCAAGAAACGTTGAAGATGGAGTGTCTTGGGTAAGATTGAATGGATTTACATCCTGGAGTAATGCCGGTGGAGACTTAATAACCAGTTCTGTTTCGGGTAGTATATCATTGAGTACATACCCACTACCAGACTTACGTATTGATGTAACTAATATAGTTAGGCCGTATGTTAGTCAATCAATCCAAAATACATTCTATGGATTGGCGGTTCAGTTCCCCCGAGCGGACGAAACCAGTTCAATTAATCAAGGAAATATTAAAGTATTTTCAACACAAACGCACACAATATATCAACCTACACTAGAAATATCTTGGGATAATCAAACATTCAATACAGGAAGTCTATCTGGATTATCTTCGTTAGATGTTAAAATCGTTCCAAGTAACTTAAAGGAAGCTTATACAAAAGGAGATGTATCCAGAGTATCTCTTGTAGTTCGTGACCAATTTCCATTGAAATCATTTGATAGTACTCTCAGATACAAAAATAAATATTATTTACCAACATCATCATATTATTCTATTGTAGATACACAAAGTAATACAACAATTGTTGGATTTGATGATGCGTCAAAAATAAATACGGACACCAACGGTTCTTATATAGTACTGGATACCAATTCACTATATACGGGCAGATACTATACATTGTTGTTCAAGGTAATATTAGGAGACTACACGAGAGTAATAAGTACGGACACCTTATTTAAGGTTAATTAACTATGACAGATGAAATAATAGTAGTAAGTATAGAAAATCCGGATATACAAAGTGTGTCGGAAAAAACTGAGATTAGTTATACAATTTCTAATTTAGATATACTCAATCTACTTGGGTCGCAATCAAACGCAATACAAGTAGCAAACTCAAGTACATTTCAAGTAATTACAATAGCAGATGACGGGACGGAAACTACTACAGGTACCTCATACTACACTCCATTATATACAGAAAAAATTAAGTATGATGAGTGGCTGAACACAGTTAATAAAAATTTTAACGAACTTACATAATGGCAAATCAAAATAATTATAAAACTGACATAACCGAAGCCCAACAAAGTTTCATAAGATTTTCCGTATCCAGAATAGTAGAGACTCCTCAGGATGCGTTAATAGATATGGAAGTTCCGGCAGAATTTCCAAATAACTTATTGAATGCTACTGTTGAACTTGGGTTGTATAGTTTGGTTGATAATACACTAATTTTTTATAGAAATTTAAATAATATAGAACCATCTACATTTGTCACCAAGACATTACAATATGAAGATGGTTCTCAAAGAAAATTTGTTATAATTGATTTTACAAAATTTCGTGACGATACGTTTCCTATAGGTACATTTTCATTAACACTATCCTTCTTAGTTAATGAATTGGGTTCCGCTGAAGAACCAGTTTTAAAAGTAAGTAGAATTTCTCCATCACGCACGGAAGTAGAATTACTTATAACTGATACAGCACAGAAACAAAAAATGCTTAATTTAGTCACTCCAAAAATTACAGATGATTGGATTGATAAAGTTTTAAAGCAAATATTTAATCAACCAATTGAGGACGAATTACCACCAACAAGTCCTGCAAAAATTGATACAGAGTCAATACAATCCACATTAGGTACAACGGCTGTAAACTTGATAAATAAATATGGATTTGATGTTGATGAAAATGAACGACCCGGAGTATACACCGTTGCACAAACCGTACTAGACATTGCATATCCATTAGCAGTGGAAAAGGTGACGGAGTATTTACAGGAGGGAAACACGTTTATAGACAAAGAAACGCTACTATCTATCGTAAACGATGCACTAGACCAAGGGTTTGACGATGTATATTACGAAGCAGAAACCACACCAGAAAAATACAGATATAATATCATATGAGTGTATATAATATTCGAGAAAAGTTCGTATATAATCTTACTACCAGTAGTATAGACTACGTAAGAAACTATAACTTTAATACGGCCACAGTTACCAACATTCCTATGTTGTTGACAAATTTGGATGATACACTAGCTATGACTGTTGATATGACTACTACAGATAGTTGGTTACGTATTGTAGACCCACAAACAAATAAAGATTTACGATATCCAAGTGGTAACGTAGTTTTACAGCCATCTTCTAGTCAATTGGTATATGTTAAGTTGGATTTACCACCTGACATAGAATCACGACCTGAAACTGTAATATATCCATCAATAACATTTAATTTAACTTCGGGTAGTAGACTAATTGTGGTACCAGAAACAACACAAGGTAAACCACAGAATATAATAATAGCTCCGACAGATATTAATTTAAATATTGGTGAAACACAAGTGGTAACTATAAAAACATACGATGTAACAGGAAATGAAGAAGATGGTGGTCAAGTAGAGTGGAAAATAGAAAACATGAGTATTGCTCAACTAACATACGAAAGCACAAATGTAGATAGTTTAGATAGACGTAGAGTGAGAGGAATATCACCAGGTACAACACGGATTTTATATGACGCAAATGGAAAAACAGCACAAACTACAGTTACGGTTAGTACAACAATAACTCCTGGTAAAACACCGTCTAATATAGGTTCATGTGGTAAACAGTGTACAACGGACGAAGATTGCTCTGGCGAATGTAGTTATTGTGCAGGTGGAGTATGTAGTGATGGTAAAACTGGACTTTAATGAGACGTAAATATGAGTCATAGAATATTCGTAAATCAACTGAATGAAAGTTACAGAGCAATAACCCAAAATGCAAAAGGATTTGAATACGGGTTAGGAACTACTTCTACATTGAGTCCATCAGAACAACAGGAACTCAAAGTAGCAGAATTATATTACACTGCTGCAGATTTACGAGAAAAGAAAAGAAAGTTACAAATAGTACTGGATAGTTTCACTGACCCACGGTTTTTTGGTGACGGCGCTGTTAAAATTGACAAAGTTGAGAAATATATAAATGATTTACAACTGGAAGCCCAACGAATTGTAGCAAACAACAATTTTGAAAATTTAACAACTGCTGGTGTAGTTGGTGCCGCAGGGTTTGGTGCAACTGGGGCCGTAGCATTTAATTCTTCTTTAAACTTTGCAATAACTTCCGGTGGCACGACGGCCGCAGGTGGTGGTGGATTACTCTCATTCACAACGTCTGCAGCAGCAAAACTTATAGCAAGATACGCAGGACTTGCAGCAGTCGTCCTTGCAGGAATAAAACTTGCTGCACAACGTAGACAAGAAGGTAGAGAAGATAATGCTGCGCCATGGAAGATGACTCGTGCAGATTTTCCTAATATTACTGCACAAGCAATTCAAAATTCACCAACACGTCGGTCAATAGAACGTTTATACGATTCTAGAAACGAGATTGACCTTGCAACGAAAAGTAAACAGGTACCCACACAACAAGCAATTGCACTACTTGTCCGTGAATGCTTAGCAGATGCACTATTTTGTACATCTAATCCAAATGGAACTGCAACAACACCATCAAGTCATCCTGGTCCTGGAGGCAATGGTAATGCTGAAAAATGGATAAGTAAGGATGCACTTGCAAGACATTTTCCATTTACATTTGTTAACACGGGCGCAGATTTAAACGAACGTACATATGTTAATGCAGTTATATATCTTCAAAATTATATTACACTTATTGATAACGCATTAGAATTACAAGATTCATCCCTTTCAAGAACACCTGACCTAGAAACAGCAACAATAACTGTACCACTACGAGTTTCTCTGTCAACCGCAACCGTTGGTCTGTTTGATGCAATTAAGACTACGGCAAGAAATGTAATAGAAGAAAAAGTATTGACATTTTTTGATGAAACAAGAGAATTTAAAACAATATTGAACTTTGGTGATGATAGACAATATGTAGCACAATCTTGGAGAATAAGTCCCTCGGATGAAACAAAAAACAAAGTACAATTTAAATTATTAACTAGTTTAGAAACCACCATAGGTATAAATTCTCCTGCATACATCAGTAGAGAAGTAGCAAAATCTGTTATAGATACAGTTGAATTCCAGTTAGGTCCAGAACAAGACAATACATTATACTTACGGCCGATGGCCGCACCGAACAAATTTGGTACCACTGGAGCAAGTGTTAATAATGCAACGCTAACAAATTTACAACTATTAACTGGATTCCAAGGAGAACTGTCTAATAGTGTAATAACATACGAAGATAAAGTATTCCGTAAATGGTTAACAGCAGATTTCAAATCATCGGAACTTAATATAGATTTTTCTGACTATAAAAATTTCGTTAGTTTTGGGTCGGCACTAAAACGATTAGAAACATTCTCACAAAAATTAATAAAAATACAAGAACTAGATATACTTTCTAGCGGAAGTACAACAAGTGAAAATACAGGCGCATCACTTAAAGCTTTAGAAAAAGAAAATATCATTAGAAATTTTGACCCGTATGAGCAATTTTTGTACTTTGAGTCTGGGTCAGCAATTGCATATTCTGGTAGTGCTTACTACTCCGATGAAGGAACAGAATATAATGCAACAGGGTCTTGGCCAAAAGATGCAAACAATAAACCATATAGTCCATCACATCCCGTGGTGTCTAATTCGTGGTATCCGATACAATCTGCTATAGCAGAACGATATGATGAATTTAATCCGAATAAACTGTCGTCACAGTTACCTATCTATCTTCAAGAAGATACGGACTCACAAGAATTTATAGATTTGGTTGAAATGGTGGGTCACGTATTTGATAATATAAAAGTATACATAGACCAGTTCCCAAATATATATTCTACAAATCCATCGCCAACAGATGAATTGACGATGGACCAAGTATATGAAGTTGCAAAATCGTTTGGATTGAACTTACCAAACGCATATGGATTGGATAGATTACAGCAGTTTGTATTAGCATCGTCTGATGGTGATGGACGTTCTATGGTTGCCGAGACATGGAAACGTTTCTTACATAGTATGATTTTCTTGAATAAGATAAAGGGGTCAAAAAGTTCAACTGATACAATATTGAATCTATACGGTATAAATTCGCCAATCTTACAGGTAAAAGAAACTTCTTATGCAGATGCCGGTAACTATATACAATCCGATGAACTTACTTACGGACTTCAATTTAGTTCGTCTTTAAATAATCATATCAGACTTCCATTTGTTTCTTCATCAATTACTGCATCAACCATACAGATGCGATTTATTCCCACAACACGGAAAAGTAGTTCAATTGCAGTAGGAGACACACGATGGGCAATTGATATAGTACCGCACCCTTCCGCATCCAGTAGAACATATTATTTGACAAGCTCCATAAATAATATCTTTGGAGTAAATACCGCCAACAAGTTGGAATATGGTAGAATCCACGTAGTAAGTGGGTCAAATAGAACTATAGTAGCAACCAGTAGTTATTTTCCACTGTTTAGTGATGATTATACTAACATAATGTTACGAAGTCAGTCGGGTGATTTGACTATAGTACAGACTGATGGTGACCAGATTCTTTTTGAAGAATCTATGTCGGTAAATTTATCATCTCAGTGGAATTCAACCCAATTTTTATACATAGGCGGTGGCCCGGCATCAAGTTCAATTAATGCTGTAGCTCCAAGAAGTTCATGGACCGCAGGCGCGTTAAACACAAGCATAGCGTTCTTTTCAAGCAGTATTGATGGAAATGCTGGTACAAGATGGGACACCAATCAGTTCCAATCCGCAGGACTTATATATTCTGTAAATTTTAATCAGCAATTAACATTAGTTTCATTTACAATGGATACTACGGGCACACCGAATGACTATCCAGGAACATTTAGTATATCTTCTTCTTTGG